GCGCAGTAACCGCCCGAATATAGCCTGATTTGCCCGCTGATTTTGTATAGCTATGCATCTTCGCACCGCGTTTCCTCAAATATGCCGTGTCAAAACAGCATATTTGAGGTGCGTGGTACGTCTTAGGAAGATAATGCGTAGTAAATCACGTCCAAAATTCAGGCTGCTTTGCAGGGAATATAGACAAATGTAACCTGACCCGAGGCAGAAGAATCAGCGTTGGCGAAAGCCTCTAAACCGGCGGATGTAGTGAACAGATTGATGCTCTGTGCACTGCCTGTTGAAGAATACGTCTTGGCTCCGGATGCAGTTTCCGAAGTGTACACATAGCGCACACCGAATGTCCAACCAGAATTATTATGAGTCGCAGAGATGATAAAGCACGGACCGTTCGTTACCAATTTAGCATAATTACCGTTGTATGCACTGGTACTTACGCTCTTTTTCAGCGGACTGGAAGCCAAAGCAGCCAATGCAACGGAAGAATTGGTAATTGCAACCCGAGCTTTACCCGATCCGGCAATGGCCGCCATAGCAACCTGAGAGGCTGCAATCGCGGTCATGTCAGCATAGTCGGCCGGATTGAGTCCTGCTGCACCGGCTGCGTATTTAGCGGTTGCCATGCTCGATGCGGCAATCGCGTTGAGCGCAGTCTGCGATTTCTGAATGGCCGCCATAGCAACCTGAGAGGCTGCAATCGCGGTCATGTCAGCATAGCCCGACGGATCCAGATTAGCGAGGATTGCAACGGTCTTACCCATGACCGCACTGGTGGCTCCGGTGAACGTCTTCCACGCGGTCGCGTTGGCTTGCAGCGCTTTGATTGCGGTGTCGCTGCGCCACATAGCAGCCATTGCTACCGGCGATTTAACAATAGCCGCCATAGCAACCTGAGAAGCTGCTACCGCATCAATATCCTTATACGCCGAGCAGGACAGCCCCGCCAGCGTAGCGATGGACTTGCCAACCGCCAGCTTGCTGCCGCCGGCCGCGCGCCAGATCAGCGGGTTGTTGGCCATCTCCTTGCAGCGGGCGGAATCACTGAGCAGATCGTCCCAACCGGTGAACTCGTAAAACTGGTGCAGCCACGTTTCTACCGCATCGTCTGCCACATCACTGCCGAGCAGCAGCTCAAGCAGCTTGTCGCTGTTGCGGTCCGGCAGGCTGATCGGCACGCCGAGAATCACACTCACACCGCCGAGGTTGGCAGCAAACTCCGCCGCATGGGTCGGATTGGAGAGGATCGTCTCCAATCTATGGACGCCTTTGCGGTAATTCGACTTAAACGCGCCCGCATACGCCATAAAATCGCTCTGATTTGCTAACATTTATCGTTCTCCTCCATACTCTACTGCGATGTAGTTAATCTTGATACTGTCAGCCGTGGTCGTTGTGCCGCTGACCAGTGTGGTTGCGCTGTGCGACGGATTGGTGCCCGTCGAGTCGCCGGTGTAGTAGCTGCCGGTCTGGAGCTTCCGCAGACAATAAAGAAATTTCTCTGCGGTGATATCCTTGACCAGCACCACGCCGTCAAAGTCCTCGGCCTGACAGCTCACCTGCGGCACACCCTCAAACGCCTCACGGAACTTGAACGTATTCCAGCCCGCGCCGCCGTTGGTGATCGTGCCGACCTCCATCTCGGTGTCCTGCAGTTCACCCACGCCGGAGTCGCTTTCGCCGCCTGCCGGTGCGTCCACCGCGCCGACCACGTTATCCTCCGTAAAGCCTGCAAACTGTCCTTTCTTGCCGGTCAGCTTGTCGAGTTTTTCGTCGAACAGCGTCTTGTGCGCGGTTGAACTCTTGTTATGCGTATCTACGGCGCCCTTGCCCTCGTAATTCATCGCGGGCAGCTGCGCTGCTGGCACCTTGCCGTCAGCGCCCAGACCTGCAATGCCGCCTGCCTGACCCTTATCCTTCGCCGATACCGCGCCCAGATCAGAGGCAGTCAGACTGCCGCCTTTCACGGTCTTCTTGACCTCGGCGGCCAGTTCCGTGGTCTTTACACGCGCTGCAACTTCGTTGTCCAGCTTGTCCCAGTTGTCATTGAGCGCCTGCTTGATATTGAACGTGCTCGCGCCGTCCTTGTCCGGATCGTACTTAAACAGCCCCAGAATTTTGGTTTTCAGGCTCACGCCTGCACCTCCTCAAATGCAAATTCGCTAATTTTGTGCGTCTGCAATTCGTCCAGCGTCATGCCCTCGATCTCGCGGACGAGAATCCAGCGCCAGAGATATTTGCTTGCCAGATGGCACGGGATCACGCGGTCCACTGCCTCCTGCAATGCGGCAAGCTCAGCCGGTGCAGGGATGCCATACGCGCCGACAAACGTCAGCAGGATCACACCCTTTGCAAAGCCGACGGAAATCTCGCCGTTTTTCCAGCTGTCGCACACGCGCTGAATGAGGTCAACGTCGCACTTGCCCGAGCCGCGCCACCGTGCAATCAGCGCCGTGCGGCGCTCCTCCAGCGTGCCGGTCGAGGCCAGTCCGGCGTCGCGCTCCTCGATGGCAAGCGCCCACGTCATACTGCCGGGGAACAGCTGCTGCGTAATGTCGAGCATCTGCTCGCGCTGCGTGTCGTCGAGCGACTGGATTGCGGCAAGCAGGTCACAAACCCACTTGTCCGTGCGGTACGCCACCGGCAGGCTTTTCCGCATATTATCAAACTCAGCCATAGGTGATCGTCACCTCGCCCAGTACCGGACATTCGCGTTCCGCGATGGCAATATTTACGATACCGCCGGATACCTTTAAGCCGGCATAGTCAATTACACCCGGCGTGTCCATGATGGCCGCACCGATCTGTGCATAGCTGACATAATCCTGCGTAAAGACCGTGCCTGCCAGATAGGCCGCAACGCTCTCCTTGATGCCGGACGTCAGGATGTCCTCGGTTACGGTGTCCGATTTGGACACCGTGCAGCTGACCGTGATGGCTTTGCCGGTTGCAGCAGTGACAAAGCACTGTGCGCCGATGGGCGCCTGTCCGCGGCCTGCGCCCTCGCTGTCGGGGTCGATGTAGTCCTGCACCGACTTAACCAGTGCAGGCGATGCAGGCTGACCGGCGTTGTCCGCGATCACGACATCGACCGTGTTCGCGCCCTGCACCCGCGGAAACACCTTGGCATGACCAACACCGGCCACCTCAAGCGCCCACTGCACATAGTGGTAGATGTTACCGCTCGTAGCAGGCGTGCGCAGAACGACCAGATAGCGTGCATAATACTCGCTGTCCGACTCCTCGGCATAGCCGCCGCCGATCGGCTCAGGGTTATCACACGAGGCAATGCCCTGCACTGCCACCGGCATCTGCGTCACGCTGTGCGCGGGCAGATTGCCTGCCGTGCCGTCCACCGTGCAGGTGACCGGTACAGTACCCTCGCCCTCAATGGCTACGGTCTCTGTCGCATAATACTGAACACCGCCGCCGGACTCAAACAGCGTGCCCTGCTCGACCGTGCCTGTGCCGGTGACGGTCAGGCTGCCGTGCGCAAAGGTCGCCGCCTTGCGCTCCAAGCCGGAACGCGGATAGATGTAGCGATCAAGCGCGCTGTCGTGCAGATTTTCGGGGTCAAGCTGCTGTCTGGCCTCGTCAATCGTTGTGTCCGTGCCCTCCATCCGCAGACTGACTGCGGCTAAAAGGTCATACGTCGGAAAGCCGATGGTCTTTTGATAGCTTTCCGGCATATTGCCGAGCATCTCGTCTAAAATGTCACTCGCTGACATACGTCGTCACCTCCTCACTCTCTCCGGTGTGCAGCCGCACCGTGAAGCGGACCTCCACGCCGCGCCGCACGCGCATAAACTTAAAACTGTCAAGTGACCGGATAGCCGGACAGAACGCGGCGGTCTCTCGCACGTTGCGCTCAATCTCGGCAAAAATCCATCCCTCCGGCACGCGCCGGTCAAGGCTGACCGCCTCCACGCCCGGCTGGGTCGTGCCGCTCGTCCGGTAGATCGGGATTGCACCCGGTTTCTGGCGCAGCATCAGCTCAAGCCACTGCTTGACCGCCTCAATGCCCTGCCGCTCGACCAGAGCGCCGTCGATCAGCTGAAAACTGCCCGAGCGTCCGTCCTCATGGAACACAAACGCCGGAGAGCGCCCAATGCTCTCCGCAACCTGCGCGGGGAGCGCCTCCGGGATAACCGGAAACACATCGGCCATAGCCGACACCTCCTAAACTCACATATGCCAATCAGCAGCCGCCACGCTGTCCGCCAGCGTCGGTGCAGGCTGCAGCATCGCCGTCGCAAACGCAATGATCCACGCGACCGTGATATCAATGCGTCCGCGGCTCCGCTTTTTGGTTGGCTTGATATTCTCATTGTCATCACTGACGCACCGCAGGTTAAGGAAACACTGCCGTGCCGCCGTGTTGTGTACATGCAGCATCTCATGCGCTCGAATGAGCCGCTCCAGCTCCTTCATCGGCGGCGAGATGGAACGGATACCCTGCGGAATCTCGACAACCTCGGTCACTGTACCGGCAAGCCGCTCGCGGATGTTCTGCATCACGGTCGCACCCAGATACGGGTCAAAGCCGACCATGCGCAGGTCGTAATCCTGTGCGGCCCGCACCACAGCGTCAGCCACAGCCTCAAAGTCGATGATATCGCCCTCACAGCCGTGCAGAAATCCTGCGCGTATCCAGTCCCGGTACGGCACATGATCCTCGCGCTCGCGTGCGTCAATGCCGTCAAGCGGCATCCACCCGGTAGGCAGAGCCACCCACCTGTCCAAACCTTCCTGCGGCGGGAACACGAGGACGAAGGCGGTAAGGTCGGTGCTCTTGGAGAGGTCAACGCCGCCGTAACAGGTCTTGCCGCGCAGCAGCTGCACGGCCTCGCGCCAGTCCTTGCAGCTGGGCGGATTCCACTGCGTCTTGTCGTAAATGGTTATCGGTATCCACCCGACAGTCGCCGTGGCGATCCACTGGTTAAGCCGCAGCCACCGAAACAGCCGCTCAGCGGCCTCGCTCTTCTTGGCGTCCGCTGCCTGAGCGCGGATAGTTGCCAACTTGAGCGTCTTGCCGAGCGATGGATTGCACCGCCGCCACAGGTCCTCGTCGTAAATGTTGAGGTTTTTCAGTTCGTCCTCATCTTCGATCAGTCCGAGGCCGTAGATGATCGGCAGCCACCGAGGGTCGTCATAGGCTTTCTCGTCCCTCGCGCCGCGCCGCCATCGGTAGATAGCGAGCGCCTTCTCGTGGACTTCCCAGCCGATGGATTTCCGGTCCGGGTCGTCTCCGGCGGTCGTCAGCACGATCCACACCGGCTGACGGCGAGCGTCACCGGCACCAAACGTCATAACGTCCCACAGGTCGCGATTGGGCTGGGCGTGCAGCTCGTCAAAGATGACGCAGCTCGGCTTGTAACCGTGTTTGCTGTACGCCTCGCTTGACAGCACCTTGAGCCTGCTGCCGCTCGTCGCGTCGTAGATGGTCTTAACGCTGTCCACGATGCGGCTGCGCTTTTTCAGCGCCGGACTCTGCTCGACCATGTACTTGGCCGCCGCAAAGACGATGCCCGCGTTGTCGCGGTCAGCCGCTACAACGTAAACCTCGCCGTTGATCTCGCCGTCGGCAAACAGGTGATACACACCCAGACCGGCAGCGATCTCCGACTTGCCGTTCTTCTTGGCGATCTCCAGATAGAGATACTGGTATCGCCGCAGGTAGCTGCCTGCCGGGTCGTCCTCGTCCTCGATCAGCTGACCGTAAAACTCGGTTATCATGCTGCGCTGCCAGTCCATCAGGCGCAGCGGCACACCGCTGGAGCACGTCAGGCACTCCAGAAAATCGCAGACAAACTGCGCCTGCTCCTCGTCAAACATTCCGCTGCACCTCCTCCGTTACAGACTGTCCAAAACCAGCAGCTGTGCCCCATGCAGCAACGCCGCCGCCTGCATGCCGACTTTCCACGTTTTGCTTTTTGCCGTGGCGGTCATAATCAGGCCGGTGCTGCTGTCAAACTTAAATTCTTTGTCTGCAATCGCAAAGATCAGCTTGGGCGTTACCTGCACAACCTCGGCTCTGTACCACGGCTGCGGCTTGCGGTTTGCCTCGGCGCGGCTTGTGCCTTTGATGGCCTGTGCCAGTGCCGTATCCCATGCCATAGGCACGCACTCCTTTCCACATCTTCCACAGTGTTATCCACAAGTATACAATATCTTGCGTTATCCCCACGGCGTACAGAAACCGGAAATCTCCGCGTAACTGCGAGTAACACGCTTGACAGAGTTGCTGCAATTGCCCTCAACGGTTTCGCAGCTTGATGCTCCGGCAGATATTACAATGCCGATGTGACGGTCGCCCTGAATCATCAGGTCACCCGCCTTGGGCTTGTAACTGCCCGCCGATTTGTACTTGCCGCGAGCCTTGAAATAGCTGCTCATATCTCCAACGTAGCCGTAGGTGGTCGGTATCGGCGCGCCGCTCTTGGCCGCGCACCAGCAAACAAAATAAACACACCAGGCAACACCGTTGTGACCGGCCCACTGGCCGTACTTGTTGATATCCTTGCCGGACTCCTTGTACCCGACCTCGCCCAGTGCGGTGTTGACAAACGACACTGCGCTGCCCGAGCCGCCGCCCGAGCCGCCGATGATCGCAGAGCCGTTTTTGCGTCCCCAGCGATTGCACTCGGCGTTGCTGCTCATCAGTAGGTCAAAGTGGTACACTCCGTTCGAGATCTGGATCGCGCCGCCTCTGTCGTTGACCGTGTAGGTCGTGCCGTCAAGGCTTGTGCCCGTGTCGCGCACCGTAATCTTGGTGCCAAACGGCACAGACGGCGGTGCGGCGCAGGTTTTCTTGCTCGGGTCGAGCCTGTTGCCCTGCGCATCCAGATAGCCGCCCTCCAGCGCATTGTTGGCCGGATAGTAGGCGGTAAACAATGCCTTGACAATGGTGCCGCCCGAGCCGCCGTCACTGCCGCCGGACAGATCCGGCAGGCCGAACACCTGCACCTTGTCCGTGCTGGCGGCCTTGATGGCTGCCGCGTCGGTCTTGCCCTCGGCGGCGGCTCGCACCTGCTCGAGCGCCGTGATTTCGAGCGCCATTGTGTGTCCTGCACCGCCGTAGTGATGCTCCACACGAGTAATACGGAAGTTGCCCTTGATGCCGAACGCGGGCGAGTTGAACCTCAGAACCACGCCGCTTGTCACCTCATCACAGCCCCAAATCTCGGAGATAGAGCGGGTCTGCCCTACCTTGTCAGCGTTTTTCAGCAGGTTTTTCACCATCTGGCCGAGCACAGCCGTGCCGGGGTTCTCGGTCACGGTCTCTATGTGCTGCATGAAACCGTAACGCTTGATAGATGCCGCGTTGCTGGCCTGTGCGCCGATGTACGCCTTGCCGTCGTCCTCGGCGGCAATGACAACAGCGTTGTAGGTGTCCTGGGTGCTGTCCTCGCCGCTCACCTGACCGAGCGCCCAGGTGATGTCAAATGCGGCGATATTTTTCGCCGGCTTGTGATATGCCTTGATGGGCGCGGTCGGCAGCGCCTCGACCTGCAGGCCGCTGTCGTCCACGCGGTGGCGGTACTGCTTGCCGGTCGCAGACGTGCAGGTGTTCAGCACATCGCTGATAATGTCAGCGGGCGTACTGCCGGTCCACAGCTGCGTGATCTTGGTCGGCAGGCTGCACACCTTGCCGACCGTTACGCCCGCCTTGGCACACGCCTTGCGGATGACCTGATCGGCGGCAAGGTTGTTGACCTGCAGCACGACCTCTGACTTATTCAGATACCAGCCGCGGTCATAAGCGGTAACACCGCCGTCCAGCGTCACCGTGATAATGATGCCGGAAAAGACCGTTTTGCCCTGATTGGTCACGCGCACCTTATCGCCCGGCGCGAGCGCCAGCTTGGGTGTGTACTTGTCCCACGGCGAGATAAACGTCTTAAACGTCAGCTCTGCCGCCAGCGTGTCGAGGTCGTCCGTCAGCGTCATGTCACTCGCAAATGCGGTGATATCGCGCGGCTGTGCGCCGTCGCGGTACAGTATCAGCTTGTGGTCATCGACATATCCTGCCGCCATCGGCGCACCTCCTCATTTGATAAATCTGTATTCTGTCACGGCGATGGAATACTCCAAATCGCCGTTTTTTCGCACGGTAACATCAAAGCTGTCAACCGTCACCGGCATGTTAAGCCGTGCCGCGCCCTTGCTGTCGAGCACGATCAGCCGGAACGGCACCTTCTTGTCGCGCCACCGGCTCAGAAAATCGACATACGCCCAACCATCCGCAGACGCCTCAGACGGCATGAAGGAGTATCGGTGCACTGGAAGCAGCGCCGTCCACTCCATGTGCCGCAGACCGAGCGTGCCGATGCGGCGATAGTCGCGGCTCAGGCCCTCGTAGGTCTCGTGGTGCTGCTCCGGCTGTGGGATTGGGAAATCCGGCGGACAGTGCGGCAGCGTCCAAACCTCCTCGTTGTTGTTGACCGAGATGATAATCTTGTACACGCACCGCACCTCCTTATGTGTTGCCGAGCGCCGCCAGCACCTTGCGGCCGACATATGCGCCGACCTGTTCGGTATACTCACGGTTGCCGATCACGTTGCCCTGGATGTTGACGTTGACCGTCACGCTCCGACCGCCTGCCGCCTTGACAGACACATCATGCGGGATGATCTGCGTGCCGCTCGGCAGGTTCATAATTTCACCGCCGCGCTCGTTTACGCGGGTGTAGCCGCCTCGCCAGTAGGGCGTGCCGGTTGCATTGCCGAGGCTCGGCAGGCTCAGCAGGCTGCTGGGTGTCGGCTTAGGTATCGTCGTAGTGGTCGAGGTCGTGGTCTTGACCGGACCGGCCGTTGTAGTCGTTTTGCTGCTGGTCTTGGTCTGGGTCGTGCCTGTGGACGTGCCCGAGCGATTGCCCGTTGTGGCATTGTCTACCCACTCGATAGCGTCTCCCAGTACACCCTTGGCGCCCTTGTACAGACTGCCGAGGATGGGGATGCTCTCAATCTTGTCGTTGAGCCACGACAGCTTGTCTCCGACCCATTCCAGAGCCGTCTTAGCGGCATTTTTAACCTTGTTGAACGCACCGGAAAAGGCCGTGCCAATCCGGATGCTGACGTCCTTAAACTTGTTCCAAAGGCTCTGCGCACCGGCCTTGATGGTATCCCAGTTTTTGTAGAGGAGCACGCCCACTGCAATCAGCGCCTCGATAGCAAGGATAACTGCACCGATCGGGTTTGCCGCCATTGCAGTGTTAAGTCCGGTCTGCGCTGCGGTTGCTGTACTTGTCGCCGCAGCTTGTCCGCCCAGCAAACCAGTCATTGTCAGCACAGTTTTGCCAAGTCCAAGCAGTGCATTTCCACCAGAACTTACTGTTCGGTTAAACTCCGCCAACTTCACAAGGGCGAAAGCCGCCGCCAACAGCTTGACGCCAGTCTTGAGCGTTTTAGTATGCTCCTTACACCATGCCATTGAGTCACCGGCCTTTTGCAGCATATCGCCTGCCTTCTGGGCGCCGAGCTGCACACCGTTTACCAGCAGATCCGCCAGCCGTTCCAGACCGCCTCCGGCAATCCAGCTGTCGAGCTTTGCCATCAGCGTGTCCAGCTTGCCGTTAACCCAGTCCATTGGTGACGTGTTGAACGCCTTGGAAAAATGCGAGCCGACAACATCCAGTGCCTTGGACGCACGACCGGCCAGCTCCGAGCCGACCTTTCCTGCAAAGCCCTTGACCGTGGCCTTGAGCGTGTCCACCTTATCGTTGAGGGCATTCGCACTGTCCAGCGTGTCCTGCGAGAGGATAACGCCGGCCTTCTCAGCCTTACCGGCCAGCTCCTGCAGGGCGGCACCGCCGTCATCGACGATACCCGCAAGGCTGTCCGCACTTTTGCCAAACAGGGTCATTGCCAGTGTGTCGCGCTCGGTCTCGTTCTGCACTTTTGACAGCGCAGTCAGCGTTTCGTAAAAGACCGTTGTGCTGTTACGCAGCTGACCGTTGCTGTCCTTGACCTTAATGCCGAGCTGATTCCATGCATCGACCGTTGTTGTGCTGGTCGATATCATGTTCTTCTTCATTTTTGCTGCAGACTTGACGATATCGTCAATGGATACGTCGATCAGGTCCGATGCATACTGCCATTTCTGGATATCGGCAGTAGAAAAGCCGCTCTGCTTTGCCAGAGTGTTAAGGTCATCGGCGGCAAGTGCGCTTTTGAGCGTCAGCGCCGACAGACCGGTTGCCACGGCAGTTGTACCGGCAACGATTGCCGCACCGGCTTTCTTTGCGTAGTCCTTCAAGGCTGCGACCGACTTATTCTTAAACGCCACCACGCTGCGCGTAGCGGAGATCATGCTGCTGTCGATTGCCTTGCCGGACTTTTTCGCGTTCTGGGCGGCCTTGACTAAACCGCCGGACATATTATCCCGCACCGTCAGGACGGTGTTGATAACCTTATTTTTAGCCACTATTCCGTCCCTCCTCCGGTGCATATGCGCGGCAGACTCCTGCCGCAATCAGGTTTATCATATCCTCGTACCAGCGCGCCCGCCCGACTCGTAGCACCGCACGGTCTGCGTAGCTCATCTGCCGGATTTGCTCCGGCGTGATGCCTCGCGCCGCGTAAAATGCTGCAAGGTCGAGCACCGGGTCGCGCTCAATCAGTTTTTTGCCGGGTCCTCATCCTCGTCACCGGGAATCAGACCGAGCCACGCAAACAGGGATGCCGCCAGCGTATTGACCTCTCGGACATCCATCAGCACCCAGATCACGTCGTACGGGTCGGTCACGCCGAGCGCGGTGTGCAGCTCCGTGTCCTGCAATGCCGGACAGCAGTCGTAGATCAGCTGCGCACCGACGTCCAGCATCTGCGACGGCTGGTCGCGTGCCGCCAGAAAAGCCTCATAAGCGTCCAGCTGGGCAGTATGCCCGAGCTTGACAAAATCAAGCAGCTGACCGCCGACCTCGAACTGCTTCGCCTTGGTCTTGTCAGCCTTGCGCTGCTCGGCCTTCGCCGCCAGCGCGTCCAGTAACTTTTTATCCATATACCATATCCTCCATAAATTCGCCGGTCTCTTCGGCGGTCTCGATCCAGGTGAGCCGCAGCATGACTGTCAGCGTCTCGCCGTCTGCGTCGCAGGTGATGTCGTCTTCCGGGATGAGCACCACGTCCTGCACGGTCACGCCTTCCCGCAGCGCCGCACGAATCGCGTCAGCGGCCGTGTTCAGCTCGTCGCGCGGGCGCGTGCCGTCGGCAGGATAAAAATAAATCTCGATGTCGCAGCCGGTCTCGGCGTAGTCGTCCGTGCCCATGCCGTCGGTCTGACCAACGTCAATGCGGTAACTGCGCCGCACCAGAGGCGCCTTAACGTCCTTGCGCTCACGCACAGCAGGCAGATTGGCGGCCTTGAGTGCCGCACTTACCACCGCACCGAGTGCGTCATCTATCTCTTTCCACTGGATCATAGCTTGTTAATCACCTCGTCCAGAGCGTCCTCAGCGGCCTGCTGAAACTGCTCATCAAAGTCCTGCGCGGTCTTGTCAAACACCTCGCGGCCCAGCTGCTTCTTGCCGCGAGAGCCGTCACGCGCTTTGGGCGTCCATCCCTGCTCGACCAGATGGCCGATTGGGTCACCAGAGTACACACGGATACGCATCTGGCCGTCCTTGGTGTACACCTTGCCGCGCTTGATGCTCTTGTGGTACTGACCGGCGGCGCGATCATACTCTTTGCGGTGCACTGCTGTGCGGTTGACCGTTGCACGCGCCTGCTGAGCTGTCTTGCGGCGCAGCTTGCTGCCCTCATCGCGGAGCAGCTTTTTCTGCACCTTTTCCAGCTCCTTAGGCTGTGCGCCCAGCTGCTCGGCAAACTCCATCAGCTCCGAGCAGTCAAAACCATCACGAGCCATCGCGTGTCACCTCTCCCTGCCGCAGTGTGCAGTAAATCTCCACCCAGCCGCGGCGGTTATAGATTGGCAGCCAGTACGACACATCGAGCCGCTGACCGCGGATAATAAAGTACATCTCGCGGCACAGCTCCGGCAGGCTGGCGCTCCGGCAGACCACGCGGTGCGTGATCTCGGCACGCTCAGCGTCACCGGTCAGCGTCTCCGTGCGCCCGCTTGTCGGATTTACCGCCGCCCAGATGGTCTTGACCTTGGTGTAGCAGTAGTCTGTCTCGCCGTTTGGCTGCTCCACCGGTGCGGCAAGCCATACTTCGGCGCGGTCGCGCAGATCACACACTCGTGTTGCCATCGCCCGCACCTCCAAATGCACAGACCAACTTGAGCTGTGTCAGCATGTGACGCACAAGCGGCGCTGTTGCAGCGTGCTCGGTATCGCTGTCGCGGCCATCGTACTGCCGCAGCGTCATGTCCTGTGCAATCAGATCGTAGAGGTTCTCGTGATTTTCGCGGGTGCAGCCTGCATTTTGCAAATACGCATCCACTGTGCCCAGGATAGCCTCAAGCAGACTGTCGTCCTCGTCGTAGTCGATGCGGCAATACGCCTTGAGCGCTGCCAGCCGTCCTGCGTCGATCATACGACCACCGCCCGGAGTTCTGCCTCAGCGATGGCGATGGCACGCTTGCGAGCGGTGTTCAAATTGGACACCGGCGGCTGCGGCTCTGGCTCTTGGCTCTGGCTCTGTGCAGCGATGTACGCCGCACGCAGCTTGTCCATATCGGGGACAGCTCCGCAAGCGTTGTAGATGTTGTTGAGGTCGATCGGCTCGCCCGGCTGCTCCTCGCCGATGATCTCGTCGATCAGACCGGCGTCAAGCGCCGCACGGGCGCTGAGAAAGGTCTCGCGGTCCATCATGCGGCGCAGTGCTGCCGGACTGGTTTTATTGCCGACTTTGCGCTCGTACCCAGCAATGATGCTCTCGGTGATGCTCTCCAGCATCTGCACGCTTTCGCGGTGTACGTTCTGGTTGCCTTCCGTGACGGTGAGGGGCAGGTGGATCATCACCTGCGCCACCGGGCTGCACGCCACGGTGTCCGCGCCCACCATCGCCACCGAGGCCGCCGAGCCCGCAAGGCTCTGCACCTCGGCGCGGATACGGACGCCGTCTCGCGACGCCCGCCGCAGTACGCTGTACATCTCAAATCCCGCAAAGACCGAGCCGCCGGGCGAATTGATTTCGAGCGTGAACTCTTCGTCCGCAGGGTTCTCCGCGATGGCCTGGCGGATGTCTGCCGGACAGACAGCGGAGAGTCCCCACCAGCGCAGGACGGGCGCGTCATCGTCTGCCACGATGCGCCCGTTTAAGCTGTATCTCATGCCGTGCCTCCTTACAGGGTCTCCAAAACCTCAAAGTTGCCGAACTTGAACGGGATTTCTTCCTCGGTCTTGGACTTCTTCTCGAACTTGGCGAGCGTGAACTCGTCGATGGTGATATCGCTGTACGCCACGCGCTCCGTGCGGTTTGTGCCCGGCATGGTCTGGCTGGTGATGATGGTGATGGTCGGCATCTCGCCGGACTTGTACGCCGCAGCCATCAGGCTCAGCACATCACTGTCGATCTTGAGCGTAGTCAGCGTGCCCTCGCCCGAATAGCCGTTAAAAACGCGATAAGTAGCCGGATCGCCACAGACATTAATTTCTTCAAAATCACCGGCAACCTTGGCCTCCACACTCTGCAGGGTGGTCAGCTTTTTGCCGTTAAACCACGCATGACCGCCGTTGCCGTGCATAATGCGGTTGGGATTAAATTCAGGCATTTTTGTGCCCTCCTCCTCTCTAAAAATAGGAAGGGCGGCAGCAGCGCCGCCCTTGGGTCAGTCCTTACGCAATGGTCAGAGATACCGCAGCAGCGGCCTCAGTGTCGAACACCTGTGCATCCAGACGGGTAATCGCGCGGACCTCGGTGCTGTTGGTCTTCCATGCGTTGCCGCCGATGTCGGTCGATGCAATCTCAAGCGGCTGACGGCGGAACAGCGTAGCGTACTGCGTAAAATCGCCAAAGTAGATCGGCGCCTTGCTGGTCGCAGTCTTGAGAATGCCGTTGCTTACTACGGTAATGCCGCGGCCAAACAGCAGCTTGCCGGTCGAGCCGGTCGGGTCGGGCTGCAGCAGCGGACGCTTGTTGCCGTCCACCAGCTGATCCAGAGCATTAAAGCCGTCCTGATTGGTCACAAAGTGTGCCGTTGCGGAGATTGCCGGGTCGAGGGTGACGTTGAGCGCCTTCTTGAGCGTCTCTACCACGTTGGCGGTAGTTGCCGCAGTTGCAGATTCGTCCAGCGCCGCCAGCTTGGTGACAAGCAGGTTGTTCTCGGTGATAATCTGCTTCTTGGCGAGCCAACGGCTGATGTACGCCAGCAGCGCCTCATCGGTGTCGCGCAGCAGGTCGTTGGAGACCGGCAGGATCAGCGCATAGTCCTCGACCTTGTAGGCAATCTTCCGGAATGCCGGCTTGTCATCCTGCGGAATCTCAGCCATCTCGTCAATCTTGGTAAAGCCCTTGTTCGGTGCGGTATCTACCACGCGCGAGCCGGACAGGAACGATACATTCTCTACCGCAAACAGGTCGGACAGCGGCACCAGAGAGCGGCGCAGCTCGTTAATGCGGGTCTGGATGTCCTGCGGCACCAGCAGGCCGCCGTCTGCCTCGACACCCTCGGTCATGGCGCCGGCGTTTTCGGCTGCCATAGCACGACGCAGAACGTCTGCGTTGGTCTCAAAGGCTGCACGCTGGCCGCGTGCCTGGGCGCGGATGCACTCCGCAAAGGCATGCACGCACTCGCGGCTGTTGACCGGCTCTGCCGCCGGAGGATTGGTGCCGCTGGTCGGCACGCCTTCCGGCTCTGCCGGTACATTCTCCTCGGCTTCCATGATTGCCTTTACGCGGGCAATCTCCGCATCTACGGCGGTGTTCTCCGCCAGAATCGACTCAAATACGGTCTGGTTGTTTGCCGCGTCCGCCTGCTTCATGCGGTCTACAATGCCGCGCTTCTTAGCGAGCAGGTCAAGCAGTTTCTTCTTCATAGGTCTTGCCTCCTTAATTGTTGTTGTAGGTTATCCGGTCACGCCATGGTGACCGGGAAAATGAGATCGGTCATCGAGCCGAGAATCTTGACATTCGCGGTCAGGTAAACCGTCCGCTTGAACGGGTTGGCCTTAACGGTGTCATCGTCCCAGTCGGCAGCCGCGCTCTTGCCGGATGCCACCCACGCGGCACGCTGCGCGTCCACGTCAATGCTTGCCGCATTGGCGTAGTCCGGGTCCAGGATGCTCTGCTGCATCAGCTGACGGAAATAGCTGCTGTTGAGCGAGGCCACCAGCATCATCTGGTTGTCGCGGCTGTTGCGGTAGTTGCCGAGGTAGGTCTCACGGAATACGGACGTGATGTCGTCGCGCATCATGTCCATCGCCTCGACGGTCTCGATAAACTGCATGTCCTCGGTCTGGGTCTGGCCGTTGGTCGTGGTCATCGAGTTAATACCCTGTGCCACGCGGACATTGCCGTCCTCATCGTTGACAAGGATAAATTTGCCACTGCCGAGCGCCGCGTCGTTGTCCTCGACCTCCTGCACCTCGCTGAGATTGCTGCACAGGTAGTTGGTGCAGCCACGGGTGACATTGCACACCGCAAAGATACCGAGCAGGCTCGGCAGATAGGTCACGCCGTCTTTCTTGCCGCGGTCATCCGTGTAGGTAACCGACTCGTTGACAAAATTGACAACGTGCATATCATCCGGTGCGGTGGTCAGGTTGTAGCAGACCGCCTTATAGGTCTTGTGCTTGGTGTTGTCCTGCGTCTTGACCCACGCAGACAGTGCCAGACCGTCAGCGGCATTCTGACCGGCAATGGTCAGCCAGCCGGTCTTGACGCGCTTGCCGATCTCGGCGAGCGTATCCGCCAGCGCGCCGTCCGCGTCACAGCGGAACACATGCGCCTGATACGGTGCAAAGCCCAGCATGTCGCAGATGGCAGCGTAGTTGTCTGCAGTGTACAGGCTCTCGTCCGCCTGCGCGGCGCTGAGGTCGCTGTACTGCTTATGGGTAAAGCTCTTGTCGGTGTCGTCTCTCACGATCAGGATTGCGACACCGCGCTCGCTGCGGCCGATCAGGCTCACAGCACGCTGCTCAAACGTAATGTCGATTTTAGGCATTGTGATTGCCATTATGGGGTCACTCCTTTCTGTTCCTCGCCGTCCGCTCCGTTGCGGCGGCGGCTCAGGTCCCGCCAGTCCTCCAGCGGGACGTAGTTAAGGCTTGCCAGACGGTCATCGCCGCCGGGTACGTCCGGCAGGTCCTCGAGTGCGCGGATATCGTCCACGCTGTACGCGCCGATCTCGCGCATTGATTTGTACCATGCCGCACGAGCCGTCCAGTCTCCGCGCAGCTCGCCCATCATGTTGCGGCGCAGCTGCAGGCCGCGGCTGCACTCGCTCTCAAGCAGCAGCTTGTGCGTGTCCTCCTGCTCGTGCTCGCTGACGATTGGGCTGAGCGTGCGCTGGATATACTCAATGGCCGCCTGCGTGTTGGCGGCATAGCTCTCCTTGCCCGCGCCGAGCTTGTAAAACGGGATGTTAAACAGCCGGGCAATGTCCTCGACGCTGGCAGCCTTGCTCTCGATAAACTGCGCGTCACGGTTGGTTGCGGTCAGCGGCGTGTACTTGAGGCCGTTATCCAGTACCGCAATGCGGTAAGCATTGTCCGCTCCGGAGTGGATACTTTCCCACTCAGCTCGGATTTTGCTCTTGATGTCCACCTTCTCGCCGCCGATGGTGGTCGCCCTTGGCGAGAGGTCGGTGTCAGTGGTCAGGATGCCGCTCACCTGTCCGCCGTTGCGGTAGTAGTTGCTCTCGTACCGCTGGGCCTGCAGGGCCGCCTCAATGGTCTCGGCACCGCGGCGCAGATAGCTGATGCCCTCAAGACCATCCGTAGAGAATGCCTTGTAATGCAGCACATCGGTCGGCCAGAACTTGCGGTACTCCTGCGTCTTTGGATTGATGCCGACATACCACAGCTTGGCATTTGTGTCGAGGATCGGCAGCATGTAGCCCGGTGCGATCGGCAGCAACTCCACCGGCTGTCCCCACTTGTCGCGCAGGATGAGCGCGTAAGCGTTGCCGTACGCAATACGGCGGCTCTCCATCAGCTTGTGATAGTCAAAGGCGGTCAGGGCCTCGGTCGGTCTGCCGGTCAGCAGCCGCACCGCCGGATGGTCGGGCACCCGCTCGCGGGTCTCGCCGTCCATCAGGTAAATCGGCATTTTCGCCACGCTGTCCGAGATGATCTCGATGCAGGCGTTGACGGCAGGCAGTTTCATGGCCTGCATTTCTTTGCCGCCGAACAGGGCGCTGCCGCCCGTGCTCCATCCGGTCGGGTCGTCCAGCGTCAGCGTGGTCTGACCACGGATGCGGTGTAAAATCTTATCTACGATCATGCCGTCACCGCCTTAAAACGACAGGATCAGCGCCAGCAGCACGGCGAGCACACCGCACGCGAGGTACGCCAGCGGCGGCCACATCTCATGCAGCGCCACCACGATGGTTACCGCTCCGGCCAGCAGCAGCGCATCCGGCAGCAGGATTTTTATAATCTTCTTCATTCTGCGGTTTCCTCCTCGCCTTCCGGTGCGTCATCCTCCGGCGCGTCAACCAGATTATCCAGCAGTGCACACTCGCCTGCCGTCGCAATGCCGAGGTACGCCATCAGCGCCGCACGGCCGTAATCGTCGGTGCCGTTGTCGCGCTCCCAATACTCGGTTGCCTCGCGCCAGGTCATGGTGCGGTGCTCCGCGTTCACACCGCTCGCAATCAGGCGGATATCCTCCACCTTGCTGATGTAGTCGATGCGTTTTTCTTTCTTTGCCATCTCTCTCACCCCTTTCTGCCAAAAAAATAAGAGCCAACAGTAAAAGATACTATTGGCTCTTGTGCTCTCACACTGGCTCCCAAATTGTTACTCCGGTGCTCTGACGGACGCGGCGGTGTTCCGTTACCGCCGTGCCCTGCGCAAAATTATTTTGGAGGTTGTTTCTCGGGCAGCTGCTGCCGCCCGTCACAGCACCGGAGTACTGTTGTCACTTTTCCGCCTGTTTCTGCTGTGCGGCTGTGCGCTTGCTGCTGCACAGCGCACAGGTCCGGCGGTTGTCTCTCAGCGGCCGCTTGCCGCAGATAACGCACAGACCGGCAGCGTAGCGAGCGTCACGCCGCTCACGCTGCTTCTCGGTGGCTCGCTGAGAGTATTCCTTGCGCCTCTCGGTGGTCATCTCTTTAAAATACCGCAAGGTGCGCTCCGTGTTTTGAGCCGCACACGCGGCGCAGGTCGTGCGGCCGCTGCGTGCCTTAGCCTTGCGGCAGCGCACGCAGATGCCGTGCGCCTTAAACCACTCATACTCCTCGCGGTCATACATCGGCGCACTCGCCGCCGCATGCCGCATAGCCTGCAAGGTCGATAAAGCTGTCTCGCGTGCCCGAACCGCCTGCAATACGCGCAATCTTGAGCAGCGCCATCATCATGGCGACATCGGTTGCGTCGATATACACACAGCCCTCCTCATCCACGCACGCACGGTTGAGGTATGTAATCCAAAACTCCGCGATCGTCTCAAAATTGTCCTCCGGCGTGCCGTAGTCCTGCTCACGCTCGCCGCAGACACACTGCTCGGCACGGTGCAGCACCTCAGCACGGGTCAGACGCGGCGGCTCACCGCCACCATAGGTGCAGTCGTCCTCGGTCTCCAGCTGCTCCGGTTCGAGATATTCAGAAAGCATCGTCTGCAGCTTACGCAGAAGTTCCTGCAAGTCGGGACTTTCCGGCGTATGCACCATCATTGCGATGGCAGCATCGCGAATTGCGTTGAATAAATCCACAGACCTCGTTGCTTTGTTGATTGTCATTGTCAAAACCTCCATAATTTGCACCATCCGGTGCTCTGACGGACGGGCGAGGTACAAGAGGACAAACCCTCGCCGCCGCCCAAAGAAATAGGTAAGGTGTTTCGGGTGGGTCGCCCGTCACAGCACCGGATTTTACTTTTTGTCTGCGGTGTTCAAGTTGGACACCGCTTTGCGCATTTTCTTATGCGGGCACTCCCGCACCTGGCCTGCCCGTCTCCATGCGCTCTCGCAAAAGCCCTGGACGTTGAGCATCGGGCACATAGCCGGACAGATTGTTCGATCTTGCATTGCTTTCTCCTCCTGCGCTCCGGCGGACGCACCCACTCGTCTGCATTCCGGGTGCACCCGCTTGTATCCTTGCCACTCTGACGTGGGGGACGGCGTAATGGCTGACCACCGTCCGCCGCAGCGCAGGAAGCTGTCCGAGGCTCTGACGGACAGGCGAGGAAATATCACAAAACTCACCTGCCGCCAAAGGTCGAAGCTCGAGCAGGCATTGCACTGCCCGTCACAGCCCCGGACAAACCTCACGCCTTCCGGCGCTCCGCCCGCTCGCGCAGCATTTTGCTGAGCGGGTCCTCGTCGGCCTCGTCCTTGGGCGGCTCCGGCATCACGAGGCGGCAGCGTGCCGACACGCTCAGGCCAAGCGCCGCCGCACAGCTCTGGCACTGACCAAAGTAAACGTTCGCCGTCTTGGTCCAGCTGCCCGCCTCCTTGGCGTCGCCCTGCATGATCGCACGGTTCGCCCAGTTCTGGGCGTTCTGCCAGGCGGCGCGAGCGATAAAATACCGCGCCAGCATGTCATAGTCAAGGTCGGAAAAGATATGCAGGGCAACCAGCTTTTTCGCGGTCAGCCGATATTCCGCCTCCATCACCTGCGGCAGATACTTGGGAACCGTGATGCGTTTCGGCTCCTTCGCCCGCACCTCGCTCTTGGCTTTTGCCTCGATCTCGGCGTTTGTACGGTGCCCTGCCATGCGCTTTCGCGCCTGCTTGATGTCCACCGTCCCGTCCGCCTCCCGCGGGATTGGCTTGCTGGCTGGCATATCTCGTCACCTCACTCTCTCAAATTCCGAAGCCGCTCGGCCTTGCGGCCGGTCAGCGTCTCCCATCGGCGTAAAATTACATCGCAGTACCGCGGCGACAGCTCTACCGCCACGCACTTACGGTTTGCCTGCTCACAGGCCAGCAGCGTTGTACCGCTGCCGCAGAACGGGTCATACACCGTGTCACCAACATCCGTGCTGTTGCGGATCAGGTAGTCAAACAGCGGAATCGGTTTCATGGTCGGGTGGTCGCGGTTCGCCTTGGGTCGAGGACAGTCGATCACGGTCGTTTGGCTGCGGTCGCTGCACCACTTGTGCGCGGCGCCCGGCTTCCATCCGTACAGACACGGCTCGTGTTTCCACTGGTAGTCCTGGCGGCCCATCACAAAGCAGTCCTTGTTCCAGATCAACTGCTCGCGTACCGGCCATCCAAGCTGTTCCACCGCCTGAGCGAACACATCCCACGTTTTGCTCGCACACCAGATGTAATACGCTGCGCCCTCTCGCAGCCACTCGCTGACAGCATCAAACGAGCCGGTCAGCAGTTTCAGCAGCGCGTCACGGTCAACGCCATCATTCTCGATGGTCATTGCATCGCCGGTCTTGCCGACGTAATCGACGCCATACGGCGGGTCTGTAAGCAACAAATCAACTTTTTGTGTTACCCCCCCCGAAAATTTTGTCTAAATACGGTTTTTCGGTACAATTTCCACATAAAAGAACGTGGTCTCCGAGTTTCCACACATCGCCGTCCTGGGCGCGGCTGGGTGTATCGGCATCCGGTTCGCCGCTGTCGCCGTCATCTTCGGCGGCAGGTGGTTCTTCGTTCGGGTCTTCCATTTCCAAATCAGCTGCCGAGAATCCGGTGATTGTCAGGTCCATGCCCGCGGCCTGAATCTCGCCCAACTCAAGCGCCAGCATCTCGGTGTCCCAGCCGGACTGCTCCGCAAGCCGGTTGTCCGCCAGAATATACGCGCGGCGCTGTGCGTCCGTCAGGTGCTCGACCAGCACGCACGGCACCTCGGTCATGCCCTCGGCCTTGGCCGCCAGCACGCGCCCGTGTCCGGCGATGATATTCCGGTCGCTGTCGATGATTACCGGATTGACAAAGCCAAACTCCCGCAGGCTCGCTCTGATCTGCGCGATCTGGCTCTCGCTGTGTGTCCTCGCATTTCGCGCATAGGGCACCAGCTCCCCGATCGGCACGCGCACCATCTGTTCCGGCATAAACCACGCCGCTTTTACCTCGCCCGGCCCTACCGGACCGACGCTTTTCTTGTTTGCCATTCCAAAACCTCCAAAATTCCCGCTCCATTGGGAAAAATCTCGCACGAATGGGGGGCTGCGGTCAAGAGCGCCCCGCCGCAAAACTTTCCGAGGGTGGGGGGACTCCGAGAAATCTTGAGATTTCTCGCCAAGTTCGCGCACACCCACCTGCCTGCGCCCGTCCAAGCCTTCTGCCTTTCAGCGCCGTTTCGTCTTGCCTTTAGCCCTGCTTTCGGCCATGGTCTTTGCGCTGTGGCAACCGTGGCACAGGCTTTGCAGGTTGCTTGGGTCGGTAAAGCGCTGCCAGTCTCCGTTGTGCGGCTCGATGTGGTCAACGTCTGTCGCTCGGACTCGGCGGCCTTGCCGTGCGCACTCGCGGCACCACGGCTCACGCAGCAGCTGTGCCGGCCGCAGGTTGTCCGTCCAGATCGGCAGGCTGTACCAGCCACGCCACCGGCGGCTCTCTGTGCTGCGCCGTGCGCTGTCCTTGGGCCTGTGCTTGTCACAGTACCCGCACCGCACCAGCTCCCGGCAGCCGGGATGCAGGCACGGCCTCAGCGGCTTACTTGTCATACTCGAGCAAGTCGTGCAGAGCAGCTGCGCTGCTGGCGATAATCTTGTTAATCCGGACGATCCGCTCGGTCAGCTTGTAGCGCTTCTCAAAGCTCGGTTCAAACTCGCGTTCCCTCAGCAGATCAAGCCGCCGCTGACGCAGCCGGTCGAGGTTGCGCTTGTACTCAGGTATCATCTCGCGCACCGTTTGCACGACACTCACCGCCTTTCCGGCAAAATAAAAAAACAGGAGCTAACTTGCAACACCTTTGCTTGGTGTTACGAAGTCAGCTCCTGTCTGCTAAGACGTTGGCTTGCACCGTCGAAATCAACGATGGACTCGTGTTTGCACTTTTCGCACCACAACGGGAACCGCTGTAGCACGGTCGAATCAGGCGTTACCCAAACCTTTGTGGGCTTTCCGCATCGCGGACACCTGATCTTCATTCTTTTTTGATTATACACCTTTCATCCTCCTTTGTCTACCTGTTCGCTTTCGTTTCTCCACAACCGTGTCATATGTTATAGAGCATTCCAAGCCAGCAACAACGCGCGTGCGTGTGCGCGTTGCGTGTGTATTATAATAGGTATTTTTCGGCATTAAATATTTAACAAATCGGCAGGACGCTATCTCATTTCTGCCGCCGCCCTCATCGAGCACCTGTGCTCCGGGCGGTGCATCAACGGTCGTGCCGTCGTCTACCCACTCGTAAGTCGTGACCGGCCTATCAAGGTTTCGGCTCGGCACAAACTGCTTTTTGCCGTTGAGGCTGGCTTCTCGGCGCTCTTTGGTGAGATAGCCAGCCCAACCGTCGTATCCGCGCTCGCGGATGTAGTTGAGCTGTATGTCGTCGCCCCAGATCCAGAGTGACCGCATCAGCTCCAAGTCACCGCCTGTGGCATTGATAATAATATGCGCGTGAGGCCGGTGGTCTCCGTGCCTGCCCTCGAGCACATAAATGTATTTCAGATCCGGAAGGCCTCGCGCTTTGCGGTAGGTCCGCATCTGCGAGAACACTTTGCCGAGGTGTTTGCGTGTCACGTCGGCGCTGTCCGGCAGGTCCGCATCTCGATAGGTGACGGTCAGCACCAGATCGGTATCATCAAAGTTGGTTGCCATCAGCATTTCCAGTTTGCGCTGCGCCGTGTTGGCGTTGGTGCGTTGGATCTGCTCCTCCGTCACCTCACGGATGCGCTTGCGATCCTGCTTGCTGGCGTTTGGTCGCGGCACCGTGTAGGTGATGTCCCACACCAGTCGCCCGGCTCGGATTGTCTTTCTCCTCTTCATTCATTCCTCCCGGTGTCCAAATTGAACACCACAGCGGACGAGGCTGTCCCCGTCCGCGTAGTTTTATAGAATATCCGCAAAATTTCGGTTTGTCAAATATTTTTTTAGTCTTTTAGATGCTGTCGCATGATTTCGACCGCCATGCGGCAGGCTTCCTCGCACGCAGCCATCATCTTCTCGTGGCCGTGAAGACCGCCATAGTATTCGATCTCGCCTAACGCCTCGACCGAGGTATCCGGGTCGAGGATGCGGATTGCTTGGTTAATCGTCATATCTATTCCATCCTTAGTTTTCATACCCGGCATCCCAGTTCTTTCAGCCGTACCATCGGGCACTGCTCGCATTTGTCTACCAACGCCTCATAGTCCAACTCATACGGGAACTTGCAATACTCATCGCATAACTCGCTCGCGAGCTTATTCACCGCCTGCTCCCAGCAGCCTGTATGGAATACCGGACCAGAGCGCACGCCCTGTCCGCAAAATTTACACTTCGCCA